CTTTATCCGCCGAGAAAAATTCTCGGGTACTTACAGAGGTATATCTGGCTGAACTAAACGCGATGGAGAAGGCTTATGTACTACAGATTGCTAATCTTAATGCTGATATCGATAGTTATAATACTCAGCGGATGCGTGACAAAGACCGTATACGTGCCGCAGAAGATAGAGTTAGTTCCTTATCAGAAGCCGCCGAGCGTTTTGCTGGAACCGATACGAAGTCAAGGGAGTTATCTGAAAAGTTGGAACGACTTGAAGCAGGAATTCTTAATCGAATCATTACCCCTGCCGAGGAAGAAAATGCCCGACTAATGTTATGTCAGGACTACCTGCGTGTAGTTCAGTCGCTGAAGGAAGATTATTCCTCCCTTCAGGAGAAGGTCACCCGGGATCTTGCTCTTCCAGAATAGCAAAGACAGCATGGTTCTGTGCGGTCTGTAAATCTATCTTTCCCCATCGCTTACGGGTCATCGAAGCAATCGTGTAGTTAGTCAGCAACTGCTCCCGGGTTATCCCTATTTTCTTCGAGTAAGTTCCTAAGTTATCAATGAACTCTAGCTCATGCTCAGTGTCATAGGCTGTCCGGCACGGTGCTTGCGAAGACTTATTAATTTTTGGACTCATTTATTTACCTTTAGTATTTGTTGTTAACTTCGTATTGGTCTTCGCCTATCTTTATCACAAACCCCTTTTCTAATGCTTTAGCTAGTAAGGCATCTTCACCTAACTCAAAATTAAAACTAGGACACTGGTTTAACCACAGTTCTTTTTTAGTAAATACAATTTTATTATCTCCTTCCATTATATCTCCTCGTGCATATAAATAAATATTGGTGTCTCTTCTCCCACATAAGCTCCGGCGACGTTGTAATAAAAGAACTCGACAGCCTCGTCGTAACTCATTGCGTCGTCTTGGGTCATTAAAACTTCTATACACTTATTGTAGCTGTAGACCGCTAAGTCATCTTCCCTCCCGGGCTGACCTACGGTGGTGCCAATGAATGCCCGTTCAAATCCGTCTGCTAGTAACATACTATATCCCCAGTTCACGCTCTAATTTCTTATCTCTGTCCGGTAGGCCATGAAATGCTATGCAGCCGTGTTTGTGATTAGCCCAGTCCCCCAAGATAGCTATTTTACCTCTGGTTAATAGCAACATTTTCTTACTCTGGTTCTCCGGCGGTCTGTCATAGATCCAATAATCATTTTTGGTTACATTCGTATCGGGGTTACTCATTTCTTTCTCCTCTTCTTCATAGCTTCTAGTAAAAGTTCTTGTATATCTTTCTTGCCTTCAATCCTCTGTAGGACTACCTCATCCATTGTCTCCCTAGCGATAATGTTATGTACAAAAACCGGGCGATCAAAGCCAGCTTGGAGTTGCCGCACTGGACCGATACGTTCTAACATCTGCATCCTATGCTCGAGGTTCCAGTTGTGACCGAAGAAACAAATGATATTACCTCCGTACTGCAGGTTCAATCCATGTCCTGCACTTGCCGGGTGAGAAAATAGTATTGGTATCTCTCCTCTGTTCCACTGTTCTATCGTCTCTGTGCTGTCATCCAAAGGTCTCCCCTTGGGGAACGCCTTCATAAGTCTTGCGAGATCACTACGGAAGTTGTACGCCACTAGCACGGGCATTCCTGCAGCCTCCTCTATAACCTCTTCCAAAGCATCTAACTTAGTATCGTGTATGAGCTTCCATTCTTTAGCCGTAGGTTGATCGTCAGTGTATGCGTCCGGGTCCACATAGGCTGCCCCATTAGCTATCTGCAGCAGCTTACCTGACACTACCGCAGCATTGAACGCCTCGATCCCTTTCCCCTCCAACTCAATATAAAATTCTTTTTCCATCTTGTCATATATCTTTCGCGCCTTCACCGGGAGGTCAACGTAGATGTTGTTAACTATTGGGTCTTTTAAATCGAACCAATCTTTAGCCCGGAGGGATATACATATATCAGACAGCGCAGCGTATATTTCCTTATGCGCGTTCTCCCGGGGTGTGAAGGATCGTCCCATGTAATCTGAATTAAACCACCGGTCTCTGAACCCACTGTAAGAAAGCCCTAACCTGTGGCCCCTATCGATCATCCAAGTCTGTCCCCAGAGGTCCATCAACCCGTTGGGTGCAGGTGTGCCAGTTAGTCCTACATACCTCTTGACCTTAGTATGTATCACCCGGGCTAACATCTTCGCACGTTCCGTACCTTGGCGGGTGCGGAAACCTTTCAGCTTAGTAGACTCGTCAGCAATCACATTCCTGAAGTGCCACCTATCACCAAGGTACTCAACCAACCAAGGGATGTTCTCATAATTAATAGTGTAGTATTGAGCGTCATAGTTAAGGGCCCTTCTTCGCTCGGACTCAGTGCCGAGTATTGGCATGACACTGGTACCTGATAGGTGTTCCCACTTCCGTGACTCATCTGTCCACACGCTACGGGCAACCCGCAGGGGAGCAATGATCAACGTGGGTCCTTTGAATCCTATAGACTCCAACTGGTTTCCGGCTGTCAGTGCAGATACCGTTTTACCTAGGCCCATCTCGGCCCAAACTCCACAACGTGGATTGTCCATGATGAAATCAATTGCCAGCTTCTGATACTCTCTCGCTTTAAAAGGTATCCTCTTCATCTCACCATATACCTTCTGTCGTATCTCGCTTTGAATCTGTTCATCC